AGGGCTATTTATCTGCTGTTTTAGATCGGTGGCATTTTGATTATCGTGCTATACGCGGTAGAGAGCAACAAATCATTGATGTTTTTGGCGGTGCATGGTCTGAAGTCGGCAAGGATAGCACAGAATCCGGAAATAAAATAAGAGCTATTTCAAGGCAAAACAGGAACTTACATTTATATATTTTTATTGCATCCAAATCTTTTGGTGAACCTATAAAAGTTGAATTCATTAAAATAGCCGGTAAAACCAAAATTCCATTTTCTGAGCTATATGTAATTGTTTGATTTGAAGTTGGTTGTAGTGATTTTGCAGTTGTAGGTGTACCTTAACTTGTCTTAATTATGCTGTAATTATAGTGTAATTTTGTAGCACAAAGTATTGATATATAGTATGATGACTTTACACTTGCCTTAACGAAAGGGTGGCATTTTGTGGAATTTTGGTATGTTGTGAAAATGCCACCCTCTAATTCCACAAAATGCCACCCTTTTTTAACATATTTTAACATATATAGTTTTGCAATTTTTAACCTGCGTTGCGGTGAGAATTATCTTGCATTTTTGGGTGGTTGATGATACCATCTTTGCTTTTAATAAGTTCATCTTTGCTTTGGATAGTTTCTGCCATACTTCTAATAGTTTCCTCTTTACTCTTTATTAGGTCCTCCTTAATTTTGTTTATTTCGCGGCACTGATTTAGCTGATTTTGCAGACTCCTGCAATTGTCGCACACGGCAACCACCCTTTGCGGTGTATCTGCTTGTTTTTGTGATACACCTGTATCGCTGCCAGATTTCAACATAGTTCCCTCGCCTGTAACAAGCCAATATAGATTTAAGTCTTTATATATACCAACAATAATCTTTAGTATTTTTGTTGACATCTCTGGCCTTTTGGTCAAATATCCTACAGATATACCTGCATTTACATAAAACTGATTTTTTGCAATACCTTTATGTTCAAGATATTGTATAAGTCTGTCTGAACTATTCATAAGATTATTGAAAAAAATCTATATTTAATTTGGTTGTATAGACTATATTCTGTAATATTGTAAGTGAAATTTAATTACACTCATTTAAAAATACAACAAAATGGAGAATAAAACAAATAAAGTTTACGAATGTCCGGATATAGTGGCGGGATGCGAGGCATTCAGGCTACTGGGCGATTACTATGGCTCGCGGCGGATGTTGTACGGTAAGTGCAATGAGCACTTGACGCCAAAGATGCGGTTTCCGCGGTTGAAAAAATATTTTAGCAAGCCCTACGAAATACCGGAGGATATACGGGTGGATATGTGGCGCGTGATGGAACGTGCGTTGACGGAAACGATGGCGGCTTTTATAGTGGCAACCGATGAGATGCAACTGCGACTTGAGCAAATGGAAGGGCGGATGCAATTACGTCGTCCGGTTACTGCAACACTAAGCGAGATGCTTGTGGAATACGAAGAGAGTACAAAAGAAACTAAAAACATGGAGGAACCAAACAATGGCTAAGGAAACGAGACCGGAAAACCAGAGTACGCGCACTTACATATTTAAGACGTGTGAGAATAAGAAAAAAGGTAAGGTGTGTGGCAACCCGCAGGCATTCAGACGGGCATTTGCGGGAGGCAGGGTGCTGTGCAATGATTGTGCGAGGGAGTATTTAACAAAGTTGCTGTCGAAGATAGTGATACTAATAGTATTGATATTTATAGGTTATGCAATGTACGATAGAAAAAGTGCAAACCTTGTGGACGAACCAACAGCACTGCCGGTGGACACCACTGCTATTGAAACAGTGGCAACGAATTAACACATCGCCATAGTCACGATAAACGTAGGGATATAAATAAAAATAGTATGGAGTTCGCAAAAGGAGATATAGTAGTAATGGACGAAGGGAGCGAACGTACTGTTTGGTTGAGCGAAGAGGCAGTGATACGGGAATTAGGAGTAACTGAGAAGTATTTATGGAAAAAGGCACGTCCTAAGTATAAGGCAAAGGTGCCGGATAGGTACCGGAGAGGCGATTTGATGCCAAAGACCGGTATTGCGTGGCGGTTTGCACGGATAAACAAGCGTTTTTACTATTGCTACGCAAATATACCGGACAAGGCACCGGCACACTACCGGAGTAAACTGCCAAGCGAGCCTGAAATGATAGCGCAGGCAGAGAGAACCGAAATGCAAACCGCCACACAGCGGGCAATTGAAAAACTTGACAAAGAAGTACGCGAAATGCCACAACAAAGCGATATAGAATATTACATGTACAGGAGTATGCCGACTTTTGCTAACGAACAGGCGGTGGGTTTGGCTTCTGTGCGTGCATATTTTGAGCGGCTTGCGCGGTGGCAGGATGAGAAACTATACAAACAGTACGGAATAAAGAGCGAGTTGGACCTTTTGTCGGCTGTAATAACGGAGCTAACCAAACGCAAAATATATGGCTTTGGCATACAAAAGGCAACCTCGTTTCGTAAAAAGCTGAAAGGAATGCCGCGACATATAGACGATCAGCGTGTGTATGTGATAAACGGCAGGTTTGGGAACGACAATGCACGAGTGGTTGGTGTGTTTGATATTGTGGACAGAGAAACGGGCGAGGTGATGAAGTACGATGCCCACCAGACGTTGATGTATCACTTGTATATGAACCCTTTTAACCCACAAAAGGAATACGAAACTGTATTGTATGAGAAATACAAATATCATATACAAAACATAGGGGTGATGCCGGTTGCGTATCGTACTTTTTGTTTTAATGTAGCCAATTTTGCCACAAACAGTTTAATGGCAGCCCAAAGGCATGGCAGATCGTATGCCAACAAGAAGTACAAACCATACACGCCGTTCGCACATTTGGAGTACGCTCATTCATTATGGAGTGGCGATGGTTCAGGTACAAAGCTGCAATACCGGGGCTACGACTATGCCGGTAATCCGAAAATACGGACGCTGTATGCGCTACGTATTTCGGATGTGGCAAGCCGCTGCATTGTTGGTTATTCTTTGTCGCCGGTTAAGAAGGAGGAGACGATGGAAATGGTAAAAGAAGCGGTACGGATGGCTATTATCCGCGGTGATCGGCTGTCGGTGTTTGACTTCATAACCGACAATCATGGTTCCTTTACGGGGGCGGAGAGTGATATGTTCTTACGGACTGTGTTTGACAAAGTAAGGCATATAGTAGTTGGTATGAGCCAGCAGAATCCCGAAGAAATGCATATCCGGTTGCTAACGGAAAGCTGTCGGGATCAGGTAAACTGGTCGAAAATAGGGTTTAATGCGAGCGATATAGACTACAAGGCAAACGCTGATTATCTGCCGGAGGTGGATAAGTTGCCGGATTATGAAGAGGCGGTTCGACAATTTGCTGAAATGGTCAGACGGTACAATGACACGCCGTGGGGGGAGGAGCATCTGACACCTAACCAGCGTTTTGAGCGTAAACACAAAGATTGTCGTCCGTTGTGCGACGTGACTCTGCGTTATGCCTTTGGCAATGTGAGCAAAATGGACGTAAGCTATATGCGGACTTTTATCATTGTACGGAAAAAGATAGGAGGTGCAAACAAAGAGTTCATGTTTGAGATACCGGATTACAATAACAGTATAGAAATGATAGGGCGTGCCAACGGTTTTAAGTCGGATGCGGAGGTTATAGTGCGATGGGATGCAACTGCCGCGGATGTTTACAGTGCAAAGGATACCTATTTGTTTACGTGCCGACCGGCATTGAAGGCAGCCAAAAGTTATGCCGAGGCTACGGACGAAAGGCTGAAAGCCTTTGGAGTGAATGAGAAACGCAAAAGCGATTATGCCAAAACCGAGAAGGAGTTTTTGGAGGGTGTGTTAAAAAGCCACGAACAGTTGAGTTACGGCGAGGTATTGCAACAGAACAAAAAGAAGGCAAAGGAGACAATGAATGCAATCATTGAGGTGGAGGAGAGCTTAGAATTAAATGAAAAGCAAAAAAAGCAAATTGAGAAAATTGACAAGCTCACGGAAGAGGAGCGGGCGTTCAGGGATTTGTAAAGGATTTTTTTTGCCTCGTCAAACCAAGTGCAAAAATATTACACAAGGTTCGAGAGGCAGTAACTAACTAACTACAAATATAATATGAAATTTTTGGATGAACAAAAAAAAGAGATCGGCTCAATGATACAGAAACGATATGAGCTGAGTGGATTTAGCAGTGCGCGGCGTTTTGCCAAATCAATAGGCATTACGGGATCGGATATGAGCAACTTGACGACTAAGAGTTGGCTTGCCAATCAGTCGCTAATAGGCGATACCAAATGGTTACGTTTAGCGCGCATAGTAGGCTACATAGTGAATGAACAAATGGCGTGGAACACGGCAGAGACAGCGGTTTACAAATACATAACCGGGCAGTTGGAGTCGTGTCGCAAAAGGTCTTTTACGGCTATTTATGTTGATATAGCCGGTATAGGAAAAACTCACACGTGCAAAGAATATGCAGAGCATAACCCCAATACATATTATATAGATTGCTCGGATGCGCCAACCAAACGGCGTTTTGTTAGGACGTTTGCAGAGGCGGTAGGCATAGTACAGGAGGGTACTTACGATGATATGATAGCCGATGCTATTTATGGTCTGCAAAATACAGACCGTCCGCTAATAATTTTAGATGAAGCAGGCGACCTTGATGATGGTAGTATCCAAACGCTGAAACGGATTTACAATCAGTTGGAGGACATCTGCGGGTTTTATTTGATAGGCGCTGATGGCTTGAAAGCTCGTTTGGAGCGTGGAATCCGATGCAAAAAGGTAGGTTTTACGGAGGTTTTTAGTCGGTTTGGAAAGAAATTTAGTAGGCGGACTCCAGCTAAAATGGATGAACAGGCAGAGTTGCTAAAAGAAATGGCAGCCGATGTGCTACGAGCTAACGGCATACGCGATGAAACGCAGATAGAAGAGATACAGGCACAATTATTCACAGAAGGCACTGTACGCGATTTACGAACTGTGAAACGCGAGGTGATAAAAATACGCATGGCACATGACAACAAAACAACGAAATAAGGATCGCTTCGTGGCAGTGTGTAGCGAGGTGTCGGAATACTTGCAACTGACGGAGTATGAGGTTTTCGAGCTGATACTTGAGAGCGGCTGCCAGTATTTGGAGAGCCGTTTGCCGGCAACGGTGGCAAGTGTGTATAAATCGTCGGAGATGTTTTGGACATGGTGGCGGATGGAGTTCATGCTAAAATGGCGTGAGATGTACAATAAGCGGACAGTACGTTGCGCCTCCAATATAGCGGCAGAGCTTATTACACTACCATATTATCCGGGTAAACACATAACCTCAAAAATATTGCAGAATGGCACGAAATAAAGGAATACAGGAATTTTTGGATAAAAAGTTCGATTACTATGATGTGAACTCGACTTTCAAACCGCTACTTGGATTGCCGGAGAAGAACTTCCGAGCAATAGTATGGGGGGACAGTGGCAGTGGCAAAACTACACTTTCAATGCAAATGACTGCTTACCTAAGTACGTGGGGCAAGGTATATTACAACTCGGTAGAGCAGGGCTTGAGCAAAAGTTTGCAGGACGTGGCTCTGCGCTGCAACATAGATAAGTGCAAACCGGGTAGTATAATGTTTGATTACTGCCAGACTTTTGAAGGTATGGTAGAAAAAATAGACAAAGGTAAACCGCGCTTTGTGTTCATAGACAGCATACAATACATGAGCCTTACGGTAAAACAATACATACAACTGATAGAAACATTTCCGCGCCGCGCGTTTGTATTGGTTTCGTGGTGCGACAAAGCAGGGAATCCAAAATATGAGGCAGCCCAAAATATCAGGTACATGGTGGACATAAAAATACAAACCTATCAACACAATAACCGGTGTATGGCACGCTCGGATAGTCGTTTTGGACAAACCAGCCCTTATACCATACTGACAAAAACACAGGCAGATGTACGCAACGGTTTGTTTGGGTAATGGAATTATGAATTATAAATTATGAATTATAAATTATGAATTATGGAAACAAAAACAGGACGAAACGAGAAGAGACGCTACCGAAGTGTAGCGGAGACAATTTGGGACACGATAAACAGGGAGTGCGGCGTGCTTGCAGAGCAGCCGGAGTTGGCAGTTGATATAATAGAGCAGTCGTTGGAGGGTGTGGTAGGCTCGGCAATAAATATACGGGACAGGGTGCTGTCAAAATATAGGGCTACACACAATAAACTACGGAAAGAGATGGCAGAGCTTGAGGCAGAGTTGAAAGTTGAAAATTGAAAGTGGAAAGTGGAAAGTTGAAAGTGGAAAGTGGAAAGTGGAAAGTGGAAAGTTTGAAAGTGGGAAGTGGGAAGTTTGAAAGTTTGAAAATTGAAATTTATAAATTTAAAAATTTAAAGTTATGGGAACAATAGACATTAACCAGTTGAGCGCGGAGGACAAGGCTGCGCTGTATGCCCAGATGAAGGCAGAGGAGACAACGGCTGCAAAACGTAAAGAGTCGGAACGGCAGATGTATAAGGAACTTGTATCGAAACAAGTGGAGGAGAGTATCGCGGGTCTAACGCGCTTGAGTAGCGAGTTAAGCCTGGCGAAGCAAAAGGTTTTCGGGAACTTGCAGAGCTTGATAGAGATGAAACAAGAGTTGTTTAAAGTGAAGAGCGACCAGCAGAGCTTTACGTTCAGCAACAAGGAGAGTACGGTACGTATCACGATAGGCTACAGGGTTTTGGATCGTTACGATGATACGGCAAGCGATGGTATAGCGCTGGTGCGGGAGTATATGGACAGCCTGTCGCGTGATGCGGGTAGCGCCAAGCTTGTACGCATAATCAATAACTTGCTAAAGCGGGACAAGGATGGCAACCTGAAAGCGAACCGCGTGATGGAACTGCACAACATAGCGAACGACCCACTGTATGATACGGAGGCGGGTATAGCCACCCTGCGCGATGGTGTAGATATAATAATGAAATCGCACAAACCGGAGCAGAGCGCGTATTTTGTGGAGGCACAAACGCGAGAGAAGGATGGCACGTGGATGTCGGTGCCTTTGTCTATAAGCTCGGCGGCTTTTCAGAGCGGGTTTAGTGTTGAATTTTGAATGTTGAATTTTGAATTATAGTGAGGGCTTCACTTGGAGTGAAACCCTCACACAAAAAAAATATACGAAAATGGAAGATGTGTTTTTTTGGACAATAATGCAAGTAGTGATGGCTGCGGCTTTCATAATAAGTGTTACTGCAATAGTTCTAATAATAAGAGAGCTACTTAAAGATAAGAAATAATGAAAATTTGTCGCTATTGCCGGTGGAGACACTGGCAACAGCGACAAAAAAAACATAAGTCATGAAAATTACTATAACAATAGAGAGTATATCGGAGGCGGCAGAGTTGGATGCAATGCTGATACAGACTTCGATAGTGAGCGGTTTGGGAACGGATATACTAAAATCGAAGACGCGGGTAGGGCATGTGGTATTGTGAGTATCAAAAAGAATACAAAAAAGAAGTAGAAAAACTTATAAGGCAAAAAAAAGATGAATGAACCTATACAAATATTGAATGCGGATTGCATGGCTTTGATGGCTGACGTGCCGGATGGTTACTTTGATTGGGCAATAGTTGACCCGCAGTATGGCATTAACATAGGCAAGAATACTACTTATGGTAAACGTAGAAAAACTTACTGTATAACGGTGTATAAGCGAAGCGGATGGGACTTGGAACGCCCTACGGCAGGTTACTGGACTGAGCTGTTTCGGGTGTCGCGCAATCAGGTTGTATTTGGTGCCAACTATTTTGTTGAGCATCTGCCGGTATCGGGTGGCTGGTTTTTTTGGGACAAAGCGCAGCCGGAGGGAAGTACTTATGGTAAGGGAGAGTTTGTGTTTACATCGGTTGACGCACCGGCAAAAATAGCGCGGGTGAGCATATTCAAATACGGCAAGGGAAACATAAGTAACAATGTGCGAATGGCAGCGGCAAATGTCCGGATACATCAGACGCAAAAGCCGGTCGAGATATACGAGTGGGTGTATGCCAACTATGTGAAAACGGCAGGTGTACGGGTACTTGACACACACCTTGGCAGCGGCACACATGCGGTAGCTGCTATGCGCCATAATGTGAGCGAGTTTGTGGGTTGCGAAATAGATACGGAGATGTATAACAAGTCGTTGAAACTGATAGCAAACAAAACCAAACAACTAAGAATGGAATTATGAATTATGAATTATAAATTATAAATTATAAATTATGAAAACAGCAACAGAACACAGGACGGCAGCGCAAAACAAACGGTACTATGCGCTTGTAAATCAGTTGAAAATAGATAAGGAAACGGCGCGTATGATTGTATTGCAATATTCGGGTGCGCGCACGGAACATTCCTCGGAACTAACAAAGGTGGAGATGCAAGAGGTGATAGGTATGCTTGAGCAACAAACAACCGGCGGGCGTTACACAGCAAAGCCAAAAGCGCAAGCCACAGGACAGGACGAAGCAAGCCGCGACGACCGTATGCGCAAACGAATACTTAGTATGTGCTACGAAAAAGGTTGGACAGTGTGGCATCCGACAAAGAAACGCGATGTTGCAGATATGAATGCCCTGCACACGTGGTGCATTAATTACAGCTATTTGCACAAAGCGCTGAATGCTTACAGTTATAGTGAGCTTCCGATGTTGATTAGTCAATTTGAGAAAGTCGGATTATGAATTATGAATGTTGAATTATGAATGTTGAAACTATGGAAAGAGAACGTAAAGCCACACCGGCACAACAGATGAAGATAAAAGACATGGCGGCACAATTAGGGTTACAGCTTGAGAACTATTTGTTTGCCCAAACGCTGCGCACACAAATACTTAGTATGCTGCGTTACACCGAAGCACTAATGATAATAGCACAATTGACAACGCTGAGCGATTTGGATAAGCATCTGGTAAAACAGCTACGCAAAAACATATACACCACTCTGGATTCGATAAGTGTATATGCACCAAACCTACGTACGGCTGAGGGTTTTATTAATCAGTTGTTGATAGATGATTTTTTGCGCAACAAAACTACTCTGCAAAAGAGGATGTTTGAAATGAACATAGCCGAGTTGCGCGTGGCTGATGCTCTATTTAAAGAGATGGAACGGCGTTATAAAAGCGCAAGCGACCGTAAAACAAAAGAAAGTTGAACAAATAAAACAAATAAACAAATGCGCGGTGAGAAACTAATGAACCGGCTAACAATCGTCTGCAAAGTTGCAAAAAACAATAGACGGCAGATCGATGCTCGCAACGTGGCATTGGCACATAGGTTTTATTGGTACACAGAGATCAAGCGGTACCGTTACGACTACACGATAGTGAAGTTGGCTGACGACTTTTATTTGTCGGAGTCGCGGGTGATAGTGCTGCTGGTAGAACTGCAACCACAACTCGATAAATTGTTTGCCGAGCAGCCGACTATAAGAACGCTGAATAGGCTTTTTCCACAGTTTAGATTTTAGTTAGGAATTATGAATTAGGAATTATGAAAACAGAAGAGCAAAAATTTAAGGAGGAGGCACGATTGGAAGTAATGCCTATGGGTATTTTTTTCGGAGAAGCCGGCGGCTTTCAAGACAGAGAAAATGCTAAGGCAGCGGCAACCCGTTTAGAAACGGTATTGGTTGAGTTTATGCGAAAAAACAATGCTATTATGGATATAGGCTATGTGAACGGCACAGAACGTTTAGTATTTGTTGAGCAAACCGGCAGTAATCCGCTCGATGATTAGTAGGGTGTTGTTAATGCTTGTGAGGGAGTTGCCGGATGTTTCGGTGGGGAGTGTGGCAAGTTGGTTTTTCAATACTTGCAACTCGGCTTTTAGTTTAGCCAAATCGCCACTGAAGCCGCCGGTCTCCAGCAAGGCATCGAACCGTGCGCTAATGCGCAAAATGATAATTTTTTGGGTAATATTAACGGAGTTGATTAGTCCCATTGTCTGAAAGTCTTCTAAAAAAGCCTTTAGTTCATCAAACTCTAAACCGGTGGCAGTAAGGATATGTTTAATGTCCTTAGTTTCAATAATGCGACCAACGGGGGCATGTTCCAACAAATAATTAAGCAGTTTGTCTGCCATTGCAGCGGTTAATAAACGACGTGCCATGATTGTTACTTTTTTTTTGTGGTTATACAATTAAGTGTTTACGGCAAAAATACACAAAAAAATAGTTTAGTATGAATTTTTTTTTACACTTTAATTTGGTGGTTTAAAAATTGTTTTGTAGTATTGCAGTGCTTAACATTAACACAAGGGCAGAGATGCCCGATGCGCTGCAAAGCAAGTCGGTTTTTTTTTTGCTCTGAAACCATACCATATTGTTGAGTTCAACAATATGCTAAAATATAGTAGGTGTTTGCCCTGTGTGTAAGTTGTAATGGCTTATACGAACCCTTGTAAAAGTGTTAAGCAGCAGGTAGCAAACACCTTTTTTTATTAACTTTTTTAAATGCTTAACACAATGAAAAATTCAGAACCGATTGAAAAGTGGATTCAACGCCGTATCCGTAAAGTGCATTTGTTCGATGCCCACGCCCGCGCCGTACGGAGTGGCAATTTTGAAGTAGCCCACCGCCTGATGCAGGCACTGCTAACCGACAGTATAACCCTTACGCTCAACGACACCGACCACGCGGTGGAGCAAATTTTTGAGAGCCTCGGTATGCAACCATTCATGGTGTCGCACCGCACCGGATACACCAGCTACAAACTTAAACTAAGGAGGGCTGCATAATGAACGAACTTGTAAGAATAACCGAAAACAATGGTAAAAGTTTAGTTGAGGCGAGAGAGCTACATCAGTTCCTTGAAAGCAAACAGGAGTTTGTAAACTGGATTAAGAAGCGTATTGACGAATACGGATTTGTTGAAGGTCAGGACTTTACTTCATTTGATAAAATTATCAAACGAGAAAAAGGAGCTACAACCTTAAAGGAATACAGCCTGAGTTTGGATATGGCAAAGGAGTTGGCAATGGTGGAGCGGAGTGATAAGGGTCGGAAGGCACGTCAGTATTTTATAGAGGTAGAGAAGCGTTATCGGGCTGCTCTGGAGCATCCGGCGTTGGTGCAGATGAAACAGTTGTTTGATGATTTTCAGTGTAACGTTCGTTGCGTAAACATCAACTACGAACCGATGTATAATGTAGAAGATTTGCTTCGATTTTTTGGATACAGCCCCCGCACCCAAAGTCGTATCCGGTATTTATGGACTTGCTTTTATGCGCACAAAAACGATGTTGGTGAGTTGGCAGAGGCTTATATCAGTGAGTCCGATTTTGTGTTGTATGCCGCCACCAGCGCAAAGCCCGAAGTACAATTAATAGCCAATATGCTGAAAGGAGGTGTCGTATGAACCCCCAAACACTGCAAACCGCCTACACCCGGTTGACTACCGAAGTATCAGCCACCGACATACAACGTAGCATAACCGAACAACTGCGTCTGTTGAGTTGCAATGCCCTGCAGTTGGAAATCGTTTACGATGAGCAATATGTAAATGTTTTGTGGCTGCTCAACGATTTTTTTACCGAAGTACACACACCCCTTAAACACCCCCACGACAATGAATGATATAATAAATATACAGATGTCTGACAACGGACAAAGAGCAGTGGATGCTCGCGAACTTCACAGTTTTCTGGAAGTTAAATCAAAATTTGCCACATGGGTTACAAATCGTATTAATGAATATGGGTTTGTTGAAAATCAGGATTATATGACGATTTCCATAAATTTGGAAAACGGTGGTCGTTCCAAAGAGTACTCCATTTTTCTCGATATGGCAAAAGAGTTGGCAATGGTAGAATGCAATGCACAGGGCAGAAAAGCGCGTCAGTACTTTATAGAGATAGAGAAACAGTACCGTATGGGTTTTCAAAGCATAGCAAACCATGTGTGCATACAGGAGCTTCGTGTGCGTATTGAAGCGGTGAAACGTGGTCTGTCGGTTGCAATGCACGGCATGGAACTGCTTACAACCAATGTAAACCGTTTGGTTTTGGCATTGCAGCCGGGTACAAATGCAGACACCCCCACCGGCAGCCCCGATTTGTATAAACATACCGATACGGTGTACGATTACGATGGCAAACCATTTGAGGATGAGCGTATGCGTAGCAATGACAGCAAAATAAGCGACATGAGCAATCGGCCTTTTGACACGGTGGAGTTACGGGGCAAAATGATACGTCGCATAAAATGGCACGGCCGTTATTATTACTGTTTGTTGGATATAATGAATGCCGTGCGCGTGAAAACGCACACCGGGCAAAAAGCCTCAGTACTGGAGCGTCACGGACAATTTGCCCGTAAATTTGTAATAGTCGGTTCGCCGTTCCCAGCATGGTTTACCAACAAAGGTGGCGTGGAATTTATACTAACCAGCACCTCCAAACTCCGCGAACAGAACATAGTGTTTAAAGGATAGTAAAGTGGAAAGTGGAAAGTGGAAAGTGGAAAGTGGAAAGTGGAAAGTGGAAAGTGGAAAGTTGCATTTTAAATTTTCCACTTTCCACTTTCCACTTTCCACATTTAGAGGTTTTCGATGATATATGTATAAGATTGGATAATTTGCGAGAGCTCGGTTTTGACGGTACCTGTTCCGGTGTGTTTTTCGGTGAGGTATGAGTCGAATCGGGCTTTAGCTGCAATAAGCACTTTATCTAAGTGTTTGGGCACTATTAGTGTGAGTATTTGGTGTAGTTCGTTGAGTCGGTTTTCGTTGAGTAGTTTTTTGAGTTCGGAGTGGCTCACGGTACGGTTGATCATGTTGATGTCGTCGGCATATAGTTTTTGAGAGGCGCTGTTATCAGGCGATTGTTTTAGGTTGTTTTTTAGGTTGTTTTCGTATTCGTCAATACGCGCTTTGTTATTAATGTATTCGAGCGCAATGAGCCTTACTCCGCGTGCGTGTACTTCGATGGTTTTCTTTTTAATAATACGAAGGATGTCGTTAATGTCGTCGCCGGTGAGGTTTGTTTTGTTAGGAATTGTGCTGTGCATGTAAGCGATGAATTTTTGGTAGTTGCTCATGAGGATACGGTTTACGCTTTCGACAAAGAAATCGGGGAAACTGTACATAACATTGTTTGCTACAAACGAGTAGCACTCGGAGAGCGCTTTGCGCGCGTCGGGTATTGCAGCAAACTTAATAGCGTTGTCGTAAAGAATGACAGTGTTACGGTTTGTTTGCACATATACCTTAAAAGTGTTGTACAGGTCGGATAGTTTCTGAGCCTGTTCGTAGAAGTAGTTTGAGAGCGCGTGTTCACGCGTAGTGTCATAATTAAGCCCTGCCTCGGAGCCTTCTACTTCGTTGACGTCAATGAGGTGACTGAGTATGTTGTTTTGTTGGTTTTTTTTTACCTCTGTAACTTCGGATTTTACCTCTGTAACTTCGGATTTTACGTCGTTCATTTCGGATTTTAGCATGTCAATATCTTGCTTAATGTCGTCTTGGTTATGTTTTGACAGTTTAGCGTTGCGGTCTATTTCGTGTCGAATACCGTTAATACTACGGTTGCTGATTACGGATTGTACGATATTGAACGCTATATATCCTAATAACAGCATAGCAGATAGTATCCACACGATGTTAGGTATTTGGGCGAAGTCCATAGAATTATGAATTAAGAATGTCATTGTCTTTTTCTTTTTCTTTGTCGAGTTTACGGAAGTAGCGCATTGTATTAATAGCGCAAATAAGTTTAACAACAGCGCTTATAAAAAAAGCCACAGCCACAAAAGCCAATAAGTAAAAAATAGGATTGTCCATAGTAATATATTATTTTAGTTTATTAGATTTATTTTGAGCGCAGGCGCCACAGCAACGGAGGTTGGCATAAGGTAGGCGTCAATAGTAATGGTATCAAATAGTAAGCTATATACCTGCAAGTCAATACGCTTTTCTTTTGTTAGGCTTTGTCGGATAAGAGCGCTGTATTTATCGCCGCGCGTACCGTGCAATTGCCCTAATTTGCGAAGGATGTTCCAGTGTTGCAGAGCTACTTGTTTCCAAGTATCGGGTGTGTAATTATCGGGTCGTTCGTGTACCAAAAAAGCCACACGAATATTAACGGTAACCTTAGCTTCTTGTGTTTTGTGTCCGCGGTTTTCGTAACGAATATTTGGGAACGAGACGAGCGCACATGGGAACTGCACCGGCGGCATATCGTAAGCCTCCAGTTGGTAGTCGTCGAAGTCGGTGTACAAAATTTCGGGTACGTTCGCTGCAATCCACTGCTGTATGTCTAAAAATATTTGTTCCATAATGCTTCAATATGTTTTGTAACTACACTGTCAATAAGAACGTTGAGCGAGTCATGCTCGCCGATGAATTGTCTTTTCGGTATTTTAATTTTGTCTCCCACTTTCATTAGCGCAATATTTTTCCAGCGTTGCTGTAGCTTTGATGCGTTATTGAAGCGTCTTGCTTGATTAATGTTTACACTAACAGCAGCGGTTTTGAGTTTACGGTTATAGTGTACCCGCTCGTGATGTTTGTTTTTGTCTGCGGTGCCGCCTGCTTTGTAGTATTGTGCCCATGCAAATCGTTTCATTTTAGCATTAACTTCAATATTGCCACCTTGGTTATGTATCATAGCATACGGCCTTTTAGAGTAAAACTCGATAGTTGCAGTACCGATGACTGTATAACGAATAGAGCGTCGCAGTTTTCCGGATTTAGTAAGAGTTCCACGACCTTCATCGGGGTTGAACTGCCGTTTTTTCCAAGCCGTATCGAAAAATGCTTCGCGTTCGAAGTTCCGGTCGAACT